CTACTTCACTGTCGCTGCTGATGCTGAGTCGTTCTGGAAGAAGCGCCCGAGTCACAACCTTGGGGTAGTGCTCGGGCCGAGTGGTGTCTGCTCGCTGGACGTTGATGAAGCTCAATGCACCCGGCAGATCCTGAGCGAGTTGCTCGGGATGGACTTGGACGCGTTGGCAGATGCTTATCCGACCTCGGTGGGCAACCCAGCACGCTTCCGCATTATGTTCCGGGTTCCCGATGGAGTTGATCTGAGCTGGCATCCACTGACCTGGCCAAGCCAGGCGGATCCAGATGGCTCGATCCACAAGGCGCTCATGGCGCAGGTCAGGGCTGCCAGAGACGCTGGGGACACTGACCGGGAGGCTGCATTGAAGGTAGCCGCTGAGCCGTTCAAGAAGATCCCCGTCTTCGAGCTGCGTGCCGGCCTGGTGCAAGATGTACTGCCGCCCTCTATCCACCCTGGTACTGGCCTGCCATACACTTGGCGTACACCGCCATCTGCGGAAGGTCTGCCAGAGCTGCCCCCTCAGTTACTCGCTATCTGGCAGGGTTGGGAAAAGTTCAAGCCCAAGGCTGAGGCTGTTTGTCCTTGGCTGCCTCAAGCATCGCCGGCGCCGCGACCAGCACCTGCAAGGCCTCGCCCTGCTACTGGGCGCAGTGGGCGTGATCTGCCAGAAGTGATCCCGCTGTTCAACTAGGCACACGACATCGCTACGCTGATTGAGGCCCATGGCTACGAGCGTCGAGGCGACAAGTGGCTCTGCCCGCAGAGCAGCAGTGGTTTGGCAGGTGTCAGCATCATCGACGACAAGCTGTTCTCCCACCACAGTTCCGACCCGTTGGCGAACGGTCACAAGAACGATGCGTTCGATGTGTTCTGCATCTTGGTGCACAACGATGACCGGCGTGCGGCGACCCGGGCCGCTGCGCAGATCCTGGGCATTGATGCCAAGTCACGCCCACCAGTTCCGCCACCACTGGGCGAGCTTCCCCGTGCCCCGTCGCTGGTCAAGCAGGCCGAAGAACCTTCAGCTGGCGAAGGCAACGCCGAGCGGTTCCCCCAAGCTATTTCGAACGGCGGCTCAGCCAGCCCGGCCACCTCCTCGGCCGCCGGGGGGGAGGGGGGAAGGGCTATGGACATTGCTACCGCAATGCGCCGCTTCGCCCTGGTCGAGGGGACCACAAACGTATGGGATATGGACAAGGCGAAGCCTATGAAGCGTGGCGGCTTCGAGGCTCTGGTAGGCAAGCCGATTGCAAAAGAGTGGATGGAGCGTACCGACAAGAAGCTGATCGCCCCCGAGCAGGCTCAAGAGCTTGATCAGGCTCGTCGGCTGTCCGCCAAGAAAGGAGGGGCGCTGAAGCTCGATCCCATCGAGCGATACGTCTACATCGATGGGACCAAGGACGTTTGGGACCGAGAGAAGAAACGCCGTATCGCCGAAGGCGCCGTGAAAATGGCGATGGGGGAAGAGTACAAGTGGTGGCTCAACAGTCAGAATCGCCGTGTAGTGGACGTGGACCACATCGTGTTCGATCCCACCATGACCAAGGATCCCAACATCTACATCAACACTTTCGAGGGGCTGCCACTGGAGCCAGTGCGTGATGACGCGGCCTGCGAGAATCTGCGATGGTTGATTTCGTTCCTCTGTAACCATGACGGGGATGCGCTGGCTTGGCTGACGAAGTGGTTGGCGTACCCACTGCAGAACATGGGGGCCAAGATGGATACAGCGGTGCTTATGCACTCCATCATGGAGGGCTCGGGCAAGAGTCTACTGTTCGCTGATATTTTCGGTCAGCTGTACGGACAGTACGCCGCGACTGTTGGCCAAACGCAGTTGGAAGGTAGCTTCAACGCCTGGCAAAGCCGCAAGTTGTGGGCTGTGTTCGAGGAGGTCGTTAGCCGTGACCAGCGGTACAACCAGGTGGGCAAAATCAAACACATGATCACTGGCAAGACGGTGCGGATGGAGTCGAAGTTCATCAATGGCTGGGAAGAAGCCAACCACATGAATGCGGTCTTCCTGAGCAACGAAATTATGCCGTGGCCTATCAGCGATGATGATCGCCGGATGCTGGTGATGTGGCCCCTGCAAACACTGCCGGTGGAACGGCAGCAGGCTATTGGTCGGGAATTGGTCAACGGCGGGGTGGCGGCGCTGTACGGTTGGTTGCTTGCGGTGGACCTCGGCGACTTCAACCAGCGCACCCGACCTCCGAAGACCGAGGCGCGTCAACGTTTGGTCGCGCTTAGCCGAACGGCATGGCAAACTTTCCTGCACCTTTGGCGAACTGGAGAGCTTGGTCGAGGTTTGTGGGGGTGTTGCCTCGCGACAGATCTGTACGCGCTGTTCATTGAGTGGTGCTCCCGTAATAAAGAGCACACAATGAGCCAAACGAAGTTCTCATTGATGCTCAGTGCAACGGTGGAGAAAACGCGCTCGATCCCGTGGACGGAGCGTAACAACCGTCGCTTTGCGGCGTTTTTCTTCCCCGATGATCCCGAGGCTTCCCTGCCCCCATCGTTCAATGCGGCCGAGCTGGGGCAGGCCGTCATCACCTGGCGCAGCAAGGCGAAACTTGCAGGGTGGAACGTTGATTCATGGGATCACGTGAAGGGGGTGGCAGCATGAAGCCAAGAGCCCCCGTGTTGAGTGTGTTGGGTTTGTGTTGGGTTGGCTTGAGTAACCCAACACACCTAGAGGCCCCTAATTTCAAGGCTTCCCGTACCCCTGTGTTGAGTGTGTTGGGTTCGCGCGCGCGCGCGTGCGTGCGTGAAATATTTTTCTCTATTCAAAGCCCCTACAAAAAAACCTATGCGAGGACTAGAAAACCCAACAAACCCAACACACTCAACACACCTATTCATAAAGCATTGAATCTATTGAGTTTTAACTGTGTTGGGTTTGTGTTGGGTTCGCTAAATATGTGTTGGGTTGCCACTTGCGAGGATTGCCGCTGATGAAAAAGGATGTTGATGACCTCATGCGGCACTGGGGCGAGCAGCGGGCACGCTTTGGCCTGGAGTCAGGCGTGGGGAGCCAGATGGGTACGATCATGCAGTGGAAGGGGGCGGCACCTCGGGGTAGTGCCACTGGGTCAAGCATCCCCGCTGGTGGCCTGGGTATGGACCGTGCCGCTGCCGAGGTGGATGCTGCAGTTGCAGAGCTAGAGCGGCGTGATGAAAGGGGTGAGGTTTTGGCGCGGCTGGCAAAATTCCGCTACTTGCACGTCGCCACTGTTCGCGAGCAGATGAGAGAGGTTGGCTTGGCGGAGGATGCAGAGCGTACTTACTGGAACTGGCTGGATGCGCTGCATCTACAAGTTGTGAGGATCATCATCGCCCGCTCGGGGCCGTACCGAAGCAATACCGTTCGTCGGGTTGGAATGCGCCGAAGCTGCGTCGAGGGTGCGCCGAAGTAGCGTCAAAGTGGATTACCGAAAATGCCCTCTTTTCGGTTTTGCAGTTCATCGGTACAAAGGCGTCACGATATCAAAAGTGCGCTTAGGCGCTTCCCCACAAGCACTGTGCTGTGCAATCCGCTCCGACCTGTCGGCGCATCGAGAACCCTGCCACCCGGCGGGGTTTTCTTTTTCCGGCGCCGTGCTTTGCCAATGAGGCTTACATGAACAGCGAGCAACAAACTTTAGCCGAACTGCCGATCTGGATGGTGATTGTGCTGTCCCTGGTCGGTGGTGTTTCGGGAGAGATGTGGCGGGCAGATATGGCGGGTGCTCGCGGTTGGGGGTTGATTCGCCGGTTAGCGTTGCGGTCTGGTGCCTGCGTCACCTGCGGGCTTTCGACCAACATGCTGCTGTACGCCCTCGGCGTTTCGGTATGGGCGGCGGCAGCGGTTGGTTGTTTGGCTGCGATGGCTGGCGCCGATGTCGCTATCAACCTTTACATGCGCTGGGCCGCGAAGCGCCTCGGGCTGGAGCAGGCGCCGCCCCAGACCGGCGAGCCGGGGCAGTGACCCGGCCGGCAGCCCCGGCGGGGCGGGGGACCCTGGCGATATGGCCGGGGTACGGGGCAGGAAACCCGCGCTGCTTTGTTAGCGGGAGGTTCACCAGCTTAGTGAACTGCGGTGAACTGGTTAACCCCCCGAATTCATTGGGTGAACTGGACGTTTCGACATGACGTACCTGACGAAATCGGAGTTCGCCGCCCGGCACGGATGGTCGAAATCCTACGTTTCAAAACTGGCCAAGCAGGATCGCCTGGTGCTAACCGCCGACGGCAAGGTCGATGTAGAAGCCACAGAACTGCTGCTGGCCGAATCTGCCGATCCGAGCAAGGCGGCTGTCGCCGCTCGGCACGAGGAGCACCGCGTCGAGCGGGATGTTCGAAGCCAGCTCCAGCCCGGCCCCGGCCCTGATGCAACGCTGCAGTCAGATTCGGCGTCCGTTGGGGCTCACAACTTCCAGAAGGCGAAGGCGCACCGCGAGTACTACCTCGCCCAACTGGCTGAGGCAGAGTTCAACAAGGTCCAGGGCAACCTGGTCGAGC